CCGTCCTCGTCATACACAGGCTCCTTGTCGATGAACAGCACGGTATTCTCGTCAATGGGGCAACTCAGGTCATCGGTGACGATCACCTTGTCATACCCTGCGAAATTGCCGAACTGCTCCACCTGGGCCGAGCCGGTCGCCGCCGAGATGTTGGCCCGCATCGCAACAGCGGGCTTGTAGGCCACGCTCTCCTCCCCGGTCTCGTTGCCGTACTCGTCCTTGACAGGACTCTTCCCGTCATACAGCAGATACCAGAGGGAGAACTGGTTCCTCCGCAGCGTTCTCATGCCCTCAGCCTCCCATCACGGCGGCGCAGGGAACGATGTCCCGCAGCAGCGTGGGCGGCACATCCCCGTCCTCATAGGAGCGGGAGATGCCGTTCTCGCTGTGGGCGGTCTGCCCCTCAGCGCCCCGCTTGTTCAGGAGATACACGGCGATCTCCACCTGAATGTGGGCGTACTGGTCAGGAACGGCGGTCACGCTGGGGTCAAAAGGGTACGCCTTGCGGCACACCTTGCTCCCGGCGATAGAAAGGTAGGTGGAAAGCGTAGCCTCGTCCGCCTCGCCGGTCATGGCTTTCACCATTTGGAGCTTGTCAACCTCGGTCATGCTTTCCACCTCCTATCACTCAGCGGGTTCCTCGGACTCAGCGGGTTCCTCGAACTCAGCGGGTTCCTCGGTTTTCTTGCGGGACTTCTTGATAACGGGAATGGGATTTTTCTCGGACAGGTTAAACTTGGTGATGATTTCCTCACGTGTGAGGACTACGGGGTTATCGAGTGTGTCAACAACCACCGTACCCATCACCACGGAGGTACTTTCCAGTTCACGCCGAGTAATCACCTTGTCCTTTGCGGTAAAGCCCACGTTACGGAAGTGATCTCCCTCCCGCACATACACTTTTCCGTCAGAAACATAGAACATGGTGAACCTCCTTAGCCGTTGGTGATGATCTTCGCCAGCGCAATCGTCTTGGGGTCAGCCACGATAGACCAGTTGGCGGAAGCCGCAAGCTGAGCGTCCGTGGGAGAAGCGGTGTAGCCGGAAGCGGGCTTGGTGAAGCTGAAACCGTTGGGGTGCATGGTTTCACGGATACGAGTCACCAGAGCGTCATAGCCGCCGCCCTTGAGAGCGTCACGGGTCAGCTCGGAAGGAACCTTGACCGGGGCAGGAGCATACTGGATAGCGCCCAGACCGAGAACGTAGGTGGTGTAGGTCGCCGCCTTGTCGTTGCTACCGCCGCTCGTTGCAGGAGTGGTGGGGCAGCCATCGTCCACGATCACGGTCATGCCGTTTACCGTGCCGATACGCAGGGGGCGCTCCACACCGTTGGCGTCCGTGTACTTGAGGAAGTCCAGCAGTTTCAGGCCAGCCATGTTAGTAGCGACCTTGCTGTGCATAAACACAAGCTGGAAAGCGTCCTGATTGTCGCCCACGGCCTTCTGGATAGCATCACCAATGGTGGTCGCACCCATCTTGTTAGCGTCACTAACGGTGGTGGAAGCGGAAGACAGGTCGGTGGTGTGGTTCGCCCAATCGGCAAACTCACCGCTGCCGGTCACGCCGAAGACCGCATTGAGGATTTTCAGCATGATGGACTGACGCTGCTTCTGCCAATACTTGGACACCTGAGACACGATCTGCTGCATGGGGTCTGCACCGCTGTTGTAGTCAACGATGAAGTCCTTCTCCTTCCAACCATGAGCACGACCGAACACGATACCATTCTGAGCGCCGCCAGCGGGGTCGGTCAGGGTGATGTCGGTTGCGCCATCGTAGTTCTCAGGAGTGCCACCGATGACCTTGTAGAAGGGCAGGGTGTAGAAGTCAGAGCCGTTAGCGATCAGCCGTGCCAGCTCTGCGTTCGGGGCGACAGCGCCGCTCTCGAACATGGCGGTCAGAGTGGGGTCTTTTGCGTTTGCCCAGTTGTAGTTAAACAGCTCAGGGTCAAACGGGAAACCGAGATAAGAAGCCATAGTGTTTTACCTCCATAATTACTTCAAAATTGTCTGCCAGTCAGAGTGTTCCTTGATAAACTCCATCTGGGCTTTGGTGTCGAGTTTCAGAAAATCAGCCTTGGTCATCTCGCCGCCCTTACCACCGGCAGGGGGCTTGGGGGTATCTTTCAGAACCTTGGCTTTCACATCTTTCTCATACTGTTCCAGAAACTTCTTCTGTGCGGCAAAGACCTTATCCATCTCACCGTTCGCCATAGCGGTAGCGGCTTCGGTCGCCAGCGGCTCAGGATAGCCCTGTGCGGCAAAACTTGCCTTGTAACTGGAAACGGTCTTCTCCTTTTCCAATCCCGCCAGCTTGTTCTTCATTTCCTCGAACATCTGCTCATTTTCCAGCTTCTTGCGCTCTTCCTCAGAAAGCAGCTCATTGTGCTTCTTTTTCCAAGACGCAAGCTCGGAAGCGGTCTTGTCAAAGACATCTTTCTTCACATAGCCGGTATAATCAGGGTCGGGAAACTCGTAGTTTGCGAGGGCTTCCGCTTTCTGCTCTGCGGTCATATTCGCAAAGCCCTCAATGGTGGAAACATCAATCTTTGCCATACAATCGTTCCTTTCTGCGCTTTTTAGAGTGCTTCTCCGCACTATACCTTTGTGTTTACGGTTCTCTCCGTTTTGCGATTTGTTAAAGCGGTTTCTCTACCGCTATTCAACGCCTTACGGCGGTTAAACCAAAAGAAAAAGGGCTACCAATACCTTTTCGGTATCAGTAGCCCGTAGTGGCTGTCCCTACCGCCTATGCGATAGGCTGTTCATATTTCTTTTTGCTGCTGACCGCCCACACGATCACCTTCTCGTGCCGTTCTGCGATCTCCACGGTCTTTCCCGCAGTCAAGATTTCCTCAATCTTTCTGACCGCTTCCGGGGTCAGGCGGATTTCCCTCTCCATCAGGATTAACCTCCTTCTGCTTAGCGGCAAGTTCAGCGGCCTTTTTCTCCTGTTCCTCGGCGTAGTCCATGCTCATACGGTAGGCAAGCTGCGGGTCGGAGAACATACCGCAGTGGGTAAAGGCCAGAACAGGGGCGATCTTGGAATTACTGAGCATGGTGGTCAGCACGGTCGCTTTCTGAGCGATGTTCTCATAATTACGGCGAGTAAAGCGAACTTCCACATTGGACAGCTTCAATTCCAGATCACTCAGATCAGAACAGATACGCAGAACCAGCTTCAAAAACTCCTTTTCGGAGAGCTTGAACATCAACTCGGAGTCTTTCGCTCTGGCTTCCGCCGCCGACCAACCGTCACGCATGATGACCGCAGAACCCGTGTCGCTGGTGGAAGTACCGCCGTTGCGGTTCGGCATACCACAGATCGTCAGCACCGTATTGTAGAGATGATCGACCAGTGCTTGGGTCTGGCTCTGGTTCAGCTCAGAAGTCAGATACTCGATCTCCGCTTTGTACTGCGGGTCAATGTCCTTGAACTTGATAGCACCCTCGTCCCGCAGCTTGGAGAAATCATCGCTGGAAATATCAACATTGTGAAACAGCATGAGCGCCTGAACAAACTGCTCCACACCGTCAAGGCGGTTGCTGTCCACGGTATTGATAGCGTCCAGCAGGGGGAGAACGATCTCGAAAGCACCCAGCCGAGCATTGTTCGCCGGATATTCGATAATGGGAATACCGAGCGGCTGGGCTTCTTCACGAACAATCATGCTCTGGTTTTCAATCTCGAAGTAACGGTCTTTCGTATAAATGCTGTAAATCACAGCACCATCCGACCGCTGAATGTACTTCACACCCATCACGGGCGGCTCACCGATGGAGTTGGCATACACCACGAAAGCAAACCGAGGGTCAAGGGTATAAATCTCGAAGGGCGCTTCATCGCTTTCCTTCTCAAATACGCTGTCAGGAAGCACCATGCGGTACGCCGTGCCGCAGATGTGAAACCAATCTGCCAGCTCCTTATCCTTTGCGGCTTTATCTTCGGAAAGGCAATAGCCGTTCAAGGTAGTTATCTTGTCGGCAACCGTTTTGTCATCGGTTCGGCTGACATACTGAATGGGTTCGCCCATCAGATAGCCGACCTTGAAGGACACGATCTCATTGGCACGGTTCTCGACCACGTTGTTCTTGATTTCAGGACGGACTTCCTTCTGACGGTTCAAAATCGGCTGTCTTCCCTTGTAGTAAGCATAGAGGTATTCCATATCCGCCTTGTTCGACCAATGCGTGATAAGCGCCTTTCTCAGCACGTCCAACACATTGTCCCGTGTGATCTCCGTCACATCGGTAAAGATTTTCTTACGACCGAAACAGCCCAAGACAGAATACCTCCCCTCTACCTATTTTCTCTCTTATCATTGTACTATACTCTCCAATGCTTGTCAATAGTAAACTCTTAATTATACCATTCGCTACAATGAAAGTAAAGAACTCAGTAGGGACGCTTGAAAACCTCAACTTTGCCCCCAGATAACATACGGATTTCGTTCTCCAACAGGGAGAGGGAGTCAGGAGCGTCATCATGCGGTACCTTGCCGGAGCGGGTGTAGGTGGTCACTTCCTTCATGAAGTTCCAATACTGGTCGCCCCGCTTGTAGGTGGAGGGGTGCTTGAAATAGAAGTTCTTCTTGATGTTATCGGAAGCGAACTCAATGCGGGTCTGCTTGTTGGAGATCGTGCGCTTCGTGCGGATACCCACGGAGTACCCTCGATCTCGAATGATCTGGTCAACATCTCTGGCGAAATAGGTGCCTGCGTTGTTACTTTCAAAAACAGCGGAAGCGACCTTGTTCTCGATCAGGCACTTGGCGCACTCCGGCTTCGTCACCTCGGCGGGAGAGTCATCGAAGACCACATCAACGATATATACATCGTTGCCGTAAATCTTCGCCACCGGCATAGAGGTCGAGTCCGAGCCGCTTTCCGCCGTGTCGCCAACGGCGATGATGGTGTCCGGGTCACGATCTTTCGGCAGCTCGAAGAAATAGTTCAGTTCGTCCTTGTTGAACAGCAGACCCTTCGCTTCAAACGGCTGCTGCTGGAACTCGCTCTCAAACTGCTCTGCACTCAAAAGCTCCCGCTGTTCCCGGAAGTAAGCGGTAGTGAAGACCTTCTTGCCCTCCCGCTCGTACTCATAATTACTCTCGTCCGTCACAAGATCGAGGGCGGGTATCTCAATGGCTCTCCACGCCCACCCCTCCCGCTGTGCGTGTTCCTGCACACGACCAATGGGGTCATACAGAGAGTACCGAGTGCCGGTAAACACCATCGGCGTTCCCTCAATGGCACGACCCATAATATCGCCGGAAATGACCTCCCACTTGTCATCGAGCCGCTGGCGGTTCTTCGCTTCCTCACGACCTTCCACGCAGTCATCCAAAATCAACGCATTACTCGCTTCCGAAAGACCGACCTGCCTTGCATCAATAGAACGACACATAACGGTTGGAAATCGGGACTTATTTAGAAGGTTAATGGTCTTTGTATCGGCATTAGTTTGAACCAACGGAACAGCGGGGAAAATGTCATAGTAGTTATACTCGTTCGGAGTCTGCAAATATTCAAGACAACCGTTGTAGAAACTCTTTACAAGGTCATCACCCGTACCCTCCATGAGTGTAGATTTATCAGGAAATCGCCCCGACAGCAAAAGTGTGAACAATATCTCGGTCTGGCTCTTACCAGCTCTTTTAGGCATGGAAACGGTCAACAGGCGCAGTTTTCCGTCCAACACATCCTGATAGCCTTGCACCATCGGGCGAAGGTAATGGCGGCGAGGGGCGTAAAACCTCTTGTGGGGAGGGCGGTCAATCTCGATAGCTCGTGCAAAATCATCCAAACAATAGGGAGCGGAATAGAAAAGCTGCTTCCTGAACACATCATGCAGGTTTTGAATAACCTTCGTCTGCCCGTTCTCTTTAGCAAGCAGCATAGATTTTGCAACTCGGTTCATTAGCTGGTGATTTAACTCACAGGCGGTTGCAATATCAGACTCGCCCTCGTTTCTCAAACATGAAAAAGCGTCCGTGTAGAGGACTGTATCGAGGGGGTTGCTATCCATTCGAGCGCAGATAGCATTAAAAATCATCTTGTTATCCATTTGGTTACACCTCCAATGCCTGTTCGGGAGTCATGTGCTTTTGATGAATACGGAACGACACAGTATGATAGTTCAGCCCTCGTTCTCTCACCCATGCAGACAAAGGCTGGGTTTTACCGTTGATGGTGACGAGATGATTATTTCGAGTATTTTCATTTTGTTCTGTCCTCGTTGCCCAGCGGCAATTTTCAGGGGAATATCCCTTATCGTTGTCAATCCTATCAATACTCAACTCATCGGAATAACCATTGGCGAGCGCCCACTCCTGAAAAACGGCGAAAGAGTGAAGCCATTCGTCGCAAATAGTAATCCCTCTCCCGCCGTAATTCTCATAACTGGGATGTTTTTCATTATAACAACGATTTTTCATGCCGTTGTAAATGTGATAAAGACGAGAGTTAGTCTGCCCATGTGTTTTTGATGCTTGACTGGCTCTGTCTTTTTGTAAACAGCCGCAGGAAAGAGTGTGTCCATTTCTCACCAAATACGGACGAACTGTCACTTGTTCGCCGCAATCACATCGGCAAACCCAAAACCACTTATGAAACCGATCGGAATGTTCAAACCCACAAACAATCAAGCGTCCGAAACGCTGACCTATCCACTTTTCATTGATTGCGCTTTCTCTCATACTTCCTCCTTTTCGGAAAAGGGCTACCCGTGTATTTCTACACAGATAGCCCGTCATGGCTGTCACCCCCGCCCCTGCGGGAGCCTGTTATCTGGATTTTGCCATCAACTCGGCAAACTCCCGGCTGTTTTTCTTGACCGTTCTCTCAATCAATCTCCCGTTGCTGTAAAGCACCCTGAAAAGGACGGTAGCGGAAAAGATGTTTCGGGACTGGCTCATGGTCTTCTTTGTGCCGCTCAGACCACCCACCACGGCACCGGCGCTGCCGAACATCACGCCGCCAACTGCCGCTCTCCCAAGAGATACATTTTTGCCCCGGCTGATTGACTCCTGCCCTACACCGTCATCGCAAGGCTCGGCGGCAACAGGGACAGGTTTGCCATCTTGCAAGGGAAAAGCGGGATATTCCTTTCGGAAATCTTCAATGAGATCGCTCCATTCTTTGTCCGGCAAATCCCAAACACTTTCCGGCTTATTCCCGTTCATCGCCACCAAAGTGCCCGTGAGCGTTGCATTATCCGAGCTGACCATGATCTCAGTTCCGTCTTCCAGTTCTCTCAGATAAAACACGAACGGGAGGGAACCCTTCCCCATACGAAACTTTGTCCGAACCTCAATACTCTCATTCGGACAGTCCTGTTTGATAGTACAAGACCGTTCACAGACTGTCTTGATAAGCTGATAGCTTTCACTGGCAGTCATGGGAAGCGAAAACTGGTAGTACGCCATATTCACCCAACCTTTCTTACCCGGTCATACCATGTAGAGCGGCTGATACCAAGCTCCCGGCAGCAGTCCGCCACGGTAATGATACCGTCTTTTTGTTTTTGAGCGAGTTTTTCAAACTGCTCGTTGTCAATTTCTTTTAATTTGCGCCCTTCCCGCCAATCGGGGTCATGTTCACGCTTCATGGCCTTGCCCATACTGGTTCTTTCAACGATCATGTCACGCTCGTATTCAGCAAACGCAAGCATGACCGTTACCATGACTTTTCCCATTGGCGTATTGTCCGCAACGCCCATGTTGAGAATGTTGACCTTAATACCCCGCTCCACCAAATCACGAACCAACATGGCTCCTTCGGGAGCGGTACGGGCAAAGCGGTCGAGCTTGCACACCACCAATTCGTCACCGGGTTCCAGCTTGGAGAGGACTTCGTTGAACTTCGGCCTGTCGATCTTCGTACCAGTGTAGGTGTCCAGTAGAATATGCTCTTGGTCGATACCCTGAGCCAGCAGCTTTTCAAGCTGATCTTCGAGTGACATACCATAGAGCCGTTGTCCTTTGGAACTGACTCGACCATATCCCCATCTCATAACTCTTTCTCCCCGTCCAAGACATAACCGTCATCACCATCAAGCGGTTCAATGACGATTTGAGCGTCCAGAGCTTCCAACCATCGAATGAGTGTGTCAACTTGCATGGTCATTCCACCATTACGGGAAAGAGGACGGGCGACACTTCCTTGATTGGTGTAGCCGATCTTACTGGCTAAGTCATCTTGGGTAAATCCCTGCTTCGTAGACAGCAGATAGACGATTTCTTTTACTGTCATGTCGTTCTCCTTTCCGTAATAGCTTACAAGCTATTGAGTTATATAAATTTCTCTTAGTACGTGCGTATATAGAGAGTTTATACACTCTAATAGCTTACAAGCTATAATCCACCTTTCGAGCCTTGAAAGCGGTGTACCATTTCTCGTATTTCTTGGTTTCCTTGTTGAGAAGGGTAAAGTTACCGTTGCAGATAACATCGAGTTTACTCTTGTACTCTCCAAGAGGGAGTTCGGCTCTCTGCTTCCACAACTCTCTAAGCTGTGCGTCCTAAGCAAGCTGTTCCAGAGCTTTCTTAGACTTCAAATCAACGGCTGCTTCTCGTAGGAAGGTCGGGTTCTCGCTCTGACGCTTCACAAGGAGGTCGATAAGCTCCTGATCGGGAAGGACGGAATAAAAGCCCTGTTTGCGAATAGAGGGAAGCACCTCATGTGTGACCCAATGCTTGAACTTTTTAGCTTCTTCCGTGTGACTCGCCAGAATGAGAGAATAGACACCGTACTCGGTAATGACGGTAACGCTCTGCGTTCCTCCGGGGGTGACCAATTCGGTCACCCCTTTATCTTCGTCATCGACATATTTGCGGATAGCTCTTTCGGGATTTGCGTGGCCAAGAATGGTAGCTATGTCTTTAGCAACAAACCAAACCACCTCTCCGTCACTAAGGGTTCTGACCTGAGACTCGTTGAATGTGAAATTGATAGATAGAGTGTTATTCATCTCGAACTCCTTTCTCAATCATACGAAATCGTCCACTGGTTCTTGTTCTTTTGCGGGGAAGTGCTTTTGACCACGACCTCATACCCCATAGCAGAGAGCATTTTCACGAAGGTATCTACTCTCATGCTGTTTCCAGTTAGGCGGTTGCTGATTGCGGATTGTGTTTTATACCCCGTAGCTTCCGCAAGCTGGGTTTGGTTCCACCCAAGCGTTTTCATAGCTTCTTTTACAATGTCTTTCTCGTTCACGAAAGCACCTCCCTTTATTTCAATAACACTATATCATATTTTGGTGTTATCGTCAAGCCCCAAAATTGCCTTTTTAATTTTTGCGGATTTTTCAGAAGTGCCTATCGAAAAAGCGTCTTTTGTTCACGAGTCGCCATGAAACCCTTACCCGCCAGTGATCGCTGCGCCCATATCCCCCGCCCCCGTCACCCCTTCCCGCCGCCCTGATCAGGCCGAAAAGCGCAAAAAGAACCGCCCCGGAATAGCACCGGGGCGGGGTATCACTTATTCAATTTCAATATTTCAATCAAGATTTGAACCGGCAGCAGGAGCAGCAGAAGAATAATATACAATCCGTTCACCGCCTTTCACGAGAATGTAAAGCGCCTTGTTTCCGTGGCTCTGGTGTACTGTGCAGCCACTCCGGGCAGCTCTCGCTTTAATGCCGTGGTATCAATACGGGAGCTTGTAACGGCCTTGTATGTGGCCTTGTGTTCCGTCCCTGTTAGGGTGTCCGTGTTCTGCTCCTGCATGATCTGTTTTAGCTGGTCTTTCAACCCGTCCACCGTGGCGGCGATCTGTTCACCCATGCGGATATACTCCGCAAGCTCTTTCATAATGCTATCGATGTTCATATTGCAACCCCTTAAAACAAGATAAACAGATTAGAGCAACGGCCAATAATGGCGTATAACTGCCCGGTTTCGGTGTCCTCTACCAGTCCGCCGTTGATACCGTAAACGCCTGTAGAATAGCCCACCTTTTCAAGCCTGCGGAGCGTGTAAATATACTCGCTCGGCTTATTGGTATAATTCTCGGCCACTCCGAGCCGCACAAGCTCCCGCAGCTCTTTCAACGTGTACTTTCTCATTTCTTCGCCGCTCCTTTCAAAAGCTCTCTATAAATCAGGTCTGTTAAAAGCTGTTCGGCCTGCTGTTCCGTGTACCGTGCTTTTTCCTGCTCTGTTTCTTCAAGGATTGCGCCAAGATCATCAACCGCAGAACGGTTATAAAAGTAACAGGTATCGAGGATACCCGGCAACCCGGCGCACCAATCCCGAAACGCTAACAATTCGCAGCCGCGATAATAACGGCGGTCTTCGGGTAGATGATATTTTTCACTTCTGAAAGTATCGAGGATAAAAGCGGCAATCTCGGAAAACTCCTGCGGCGGGTTATCCGTGTAATTTTCCGGGGTGAACCCGTCCACGATGTAAGCCCGGATATTTTCGGCGGCTTTCTTGCTATTGGTTCTCAGCATTTCAAACACCCCTTTCTTATTCCCGCACAAGCTGTTGTTTCAGCGTGATTTCTAATGCGCTACCGTCTGCGCTGACCTGAATATCATTTACAACGCAATCGCCGAAAGCGTCATAAAGCAAGCCCCACACGGAAACCGGGTATTTGTGCGGCCCGTCTACGATGGAAACGGAAGCACAGGTTTTTTCTAAAAGCTGTTTGACTGTCATTGTAAAAACCCCTTTCAAATAACACGCTTTCGTGTTTCTGTGGATAGAATAACACGCTTTCGTGTTTCTGTCAATAGGCTTTCAGAAAAAAATATTACATTTTCGTGTTTTGCTTCCTACCGTCCGAAAACTCAAAAGAAAATGCACTATCTATATTGCTAACAATTGTTAGTTAATGTTTACCTTCTTTTTATAGTAGTATTTTTTACATATAAAATCTTGTTGAACATATACTAACACTTGTTAGCAATTAGCCCGATCAGGCCGAACCCCAGCAGCGCCCACCAGTACCCGCCGACCCGCCTGCCGGGAGAGAAAAAGCCGCCGACCTCGGAGCGGGAGATCGGCAGCTCTGTCATAGTCGTTATAGTCGTGAGCGCAATTCTGAAAGTTGTTGCTCCAATTTTGAAATCTGTTTCAAAGTCGTTCGCCTTTTCCAGTCTTTCAGAAAGTCGTTGACCCAATAGTCGTGAAAGTCGTAGAACAAGAAATCGCCGTAAAGGGCTTTTAAAGGCTCTCTACGGCGTTTTTCTTTTCGGTAGGGTGTTTATACTACTTGTCTCTAAAAGTCGCTCAGAACGGTTCTCAGGGCCTTACAGATGGTGTTTACTCGTCAGAGTCGCTGACAACCTGCGAACCCACCACATCTTCGAGGTACTTCTTCTCCAAGTCCTCGGCGGGAACCTGATCTCCGAGTTGCTGGTTGGGAGTCAACACGACCTCCTGCTTATCCGTCATGCCATAATAGTTCTTTGCACGGAAGCAATAAGCAAGGAAATTGAGCTTACCGGCAATAACAAGTTTTGCGTCAAAAGTCTTCAAAACTTCCTTCGCTTTTTTTATAATGACGGACGTTTCGGGGCTAAATCCATGATTTCTACCCACTTCCCAGTCATAACAAGTACTCTGTGTATATCCTGTACTCATACACATTTCCTCAACAGTCGGCACCTGACCGTTCATGGCACATCGCATGAAATAATCATCAAGCCGTTGTGCCAGTTCTTCGTCACTCTTAACTCTCGGCTGCTTATACTCCACCATGACCTCACCAAGCAGCTTAGATACCAAAGCTCTATCCTCTGCGGTCTTCGGTGCAAACTTAGCAGAGGGGTAATTCGCCGTACCACCTCTACCCTTGCGGGGTTTGTTCACAACCACCTCAGTCAGTTCGTTGTTTTCCAGCTTGTCCATCCGTTTTCTTTCCTCCTTTTCCAAGTCTCAGTCATCGTTTTTCGCTGAAAATCTCTATAATCGGGATTAGTCCATGCTCGTCTGGAACCCTCCCCAATTCTCCTACGGGTTTCCTCAGACGGGTGTATCTTTCTCAAACCCGTATTAAAAGCGTGAGCGGTATTCTCTTTCGGCGTACACCACTCTAAGTTTTCGAGACAGTTGTTGCCTTTGTTGCCGTCAATATGATTAACCTCGTACTCACTTCCGGGTTGCGGCTTACCAAAGGCTTCAAGTACTAACCGATGTATTCGATAGACTTTCGTCCTTCCACACTTCTTTAGTGCAATGCAATGATAACCTTTCATGATATTCGGTTTCCTTATTATCTCAGGAACGCCCCGGTTGCCGGTATAGGTCTTGCGGGCAAGACTTTTCACTCTGCCCTTATTACTCACGGCGTATAAACCTTCATATCCGGGTATCGGCAACCATAGTTCATCTGCCATAGTCGTATTCTCCTTTCATAGTCGCCAAGGTGATAAAGGTGAGTAATCGGGTGCAATTCCCTATAACTATTTCTATATACGCGCGTATAAGAGAGAGTTATAGGCATTTATGCCCGATTACTCACCTAACTCACCTAAAATACGAAAAACAATTTTTCAAAACACGCCAATTTGAAAAAAGTCTTTGCAAAAACACTCACCTTTATCACCTTTATCACCTAACTCATTTGAGCTTGATGACGAAAGTATTGAAGAACCACTTGCTTTCATCAATCTCTCGATCAGCAAGTTCCAGCGGTAACATACGCAGGGTTTCTCCGATAGACTGACCTTCATACGATTTGTCGCCATCTTTGACGCATAAAGTCGTAAGGGTAAATGGGTGTTTCAGACTGTTAAAATTAAATTCCCTCAGTTTCACTTTTCAATCATCTCCATTCCTATTACGCCGGGAAGCCGATGAACAACACCATCTTCCGTAATAAGGCAAGCGTCATGCACAACTGTCATCGTGTGCAATACCTTAACTGCCTGCTCAACTTGTTTGTCAGAGGGGTATTCACACTTTCTCTTCTCCCCCGTGTAGCACGGACAGAAACCGCACGAAAGAATAGGATGGGTACAGATTGCAACTGCAATCAAAGTCTTAATAGCTTCTTCTCGGTTCATGCTCTATACTCCTTTCTCGCAAAGCGATTGAGCAACACACTCACGGTAAGCTGACCAATCCTGTTCACATAGGGACAGTTGAAAAACTCAGGGAGAGGAACGCTGTTGCCGAGGTCGATAACCAGATCACGGGTGTTGTAGGAAATGTCCTTCGTGATAGTCGGCGTGGCGTAGATCACCACATCACGGTTCATCGTGGCCTGCAAGAGACTCTTGGTCTTGGAGTGTGCTACCGTCACCGTTGCGTTGTTGAGGGTGAGGTACTTTGCCAAGTTCTGAACGGCGTGACCTCGGCCTACGATGGTAATGTCCTTGGCGTGAACCAAGTCCAGCGCAAACAGGAGGATCAAGGTTGCCTGAGAGACAGCCGACATTCCCGGCGAGTAGGAGTTGTCAATATCCACATCGGCGGAAAGTCGAAAGTCGGCGGGGACGGTTTCACCATCCACAATGACTCCCTGATAGGGAGGGGTGAAGTGAAAGGTATGGTCGCACTCAATGCCGAAAGCGTCTGCCTTGCGGTGAACTGCTTTCAAGAACACGCTGTCCTGAGAACCCAGCAAAAGCAACTTGCCGGAGATGGGAAGCAGACTGGCAGTCTCTTTATCCAGAGCCGCAGAGAGGTCGTGGATTTTTGCCATCACATCAATCATGGCGGTTCTCCTTTCTTTCAAAGTCGTGGAGGGAGATCATCTTCTCACGGGTGAGTTTGTCAACCACTCGACCGATCTCCGAGTAGCCGCAGACTGCCGCCAGCCGTTCAAGGTTGCCCTTGGTCTGCGCTGTGACCACGATGGAAATGCGGCGGAGGTTCTTTTTCTCAGTTCTCATGCCTATCCTCCATTCGGTCACAATCGTCAGAGATTGCACAGTCCTTGCAACCCTCGTAGTAGAAGCAGTCTCGGCAGCAGGAAATGACAGGCATACACCGCTCGGCGTATTCTTCACGGTGAGCGGCAGGGCAAGTGCCATCAACGCAAGCCACGCCCACATAGTCGGGGCAGTATTCAGGCTTCATCATACTGTCACCCCTTTGTGGTCAGGCGGGTTTTCAACTTCCCTCCCAAGGATTTCAGCGATTTTGTGCATACAAAACTCAGCCTGCTCCTTGCTGGTGAAGTATCCGCAGATGTTGAGCATACCTCTCTGTTCAACGCAAAGCGCAATCCGCTTGCGGTTGGAAATACGGTACGCACCCACGCTGATTTTTCCGTTGGTCAATACAAGTGCCATCAGGAACGCTCCTTTCTGAACTGCTCAATGTCTCGGTCGATCAGGTCATTCAGTTCAGCTTCCGACATGAACGCAGCGAACACCTTGCCGCACTTCACGCAGTAGTTGACAAAGTGACACCCCTGCGTGTCATGAATGACTTGAAGGTTCTTGTCGTACAGGTGGTGTCCACCAGTCAGGAAGCACTTAATTCTTTTCCACTTCATCATGAACGCTCCTTCACAATGCGGATTTTTCTCAGGCGCTTGCCACACCGCTTACAGATTTCATAGTTTCTCTGCCAACGGTGAGAACCATTGCGGTACTTGACCTGAATGTGAACATACGGGTCTGCCGAGTGGATACCGAAACGGCAGAGAATAGAATTGCACGAATGGTTCATCAGGACGCTCCTTTCAGTCTGAGGTTCTTGTAGACGGGGTAGCCCTGATACACGACCTTGCCGCCGTGCCACTCAGGGTGAGCTTCCATGTCGGCGTTAAACCGCTTGGCGGAACAGGCAAAGTACCCGTTGGACTTGCACCAAATCTTGTATGCGTCAAAGAGGGACTTCGAGCGGGTGTTGACCCCCTCAGCCTGCTCACAGCGTTCTTCGAGGAACTGCAAACACAGGTCGTTGTCACGCTCGTACTGGTTGACCACCTTCCGCATAGCAGGGGACATTTTCAGGCCGAACCGCTTGTACTTGAAGTATCCGGCAACCAGCCAAGCGAAAATGCCCTGCATAGCTCCCTGCGTCTGGAACTCGTTTTTCAGGTTCTTGTCCTGCTCGGCTTCGGTGAAATGGCGGTTGAACTCGATGACCCGCACACGGTCGGAAGCGAATAGGGACTTGTCGCTGACGGTGGGGAGGTCGTTACAGGAGAGCCAAAGGGTGAACTGCGGCAGGAAGGTCGTAGCCGTCTCATAAAGGTTCCGAGCCTTGATTTCCTCACCGCCTGTGAGCTGCTTGATAGTTTCCTCGTCCAGTTTGCCATACTGGTTGCTCTCAGCCATTGTGACGAACCGCTTGCCTTTCAGGGAAGCCAACATGGGGTTCGCTGCTTCGGCGTTCTTCGACCGCTCTGCCTTGCAGATGATCGACACGGGAGACACGGACGCATAGTCACCGAGAAGGTGGTGGATTGCCGAAAGCATGGTGGATTTGCCGTTGCGAGTGGTCTTTCCGTGGAGAATGAACATACATTCCTCGTTCGCCATGCCAAGCATGGAGTAGCCCAGCGCCTTTTGCAGATAGTCGGCCTTGTCTTCGTCATTGCAAGTGACCTCAGCAACGAACTTTTCCCAGCGGCGGCACCGTGCGTCCTGCAAGGTGTAGTTGAAGTTGGTCTGCATGGTCAGGAAGTCACGCCAGTCATGCTCTCGGAACTCCATCTTTTCGAGGTCGAAGGTGCCATTCTTGCAGTTGATAAGGTAGGGATTTGCGTCAAACTCCGCCGAAGCGATGGGGAGAACGCTGGCAGCGTCCTTCATCAGCCGGTCACGGAAGCGGCGGTCGCCCATCTTTACGATGAACTTCATGTACTCGCTGCGGCGTTCCTCATTGGCGATCTCGCCACAGTACAGAGCCATCAAGCGGCAGAACTCTTTGATCTTCTCAGCCACCAGTAGAGAACCCGTGTCCTTGCGCCACGCACCTTCGGAGTAGGTGAACCAGCTTTTCGCTTCGGGGCAGTAGCGGGTGTCGTTCTTGTAGCACTCGGAGAATAACTCCGCCATGCCGGACTCGTCCCACGAATACCCCGTGCCGCTGATCGGGTGGCTATGCTCCGGCTGTGCTTCCTTAATCTGAAACATCACTCTGGACTGAGCTTCGTCCATGATGTAGCGACCGTTGGAGAGCTGGAAAAGCTCCCGTTCGTCGGGGGCGGTCATAATTTCATCGGCCATCATTTCACCTTCCTCGTCGCTCTCGCTAACGTCAAGACGGCGCAGCTCTGAGCGTATTCGTCCCACCATGCACACCGCTGTTTCTGGCAAAGTATTCCCGTCGAGGTGTTTCCACGACTTATGCACCACGGGCAGATTTTTTTTACGTCATCTGTCATCTTCTTTTCCTCCCATAATAGTAGTCCCAGTATAGGGATTCGGTGTTTTTGCCCTCCGTCTCGCGTTCTTTGTCGGCGTGGTACGCATCTCTCTCAGCCTTGTACTTTTCGCAAGTGGAATGACACCCTACCGACCGATCTTCGCAATTTTGGCAACATTTTATTCGCTTCTCCATACTATCACCTGTAGAAGAACGTGTAATATAATGCCGCGTCCACGCGTCGCATTTGATCTGCGGGCACAGTGCAAAGATACCGCCATTTATCGGAAACATCGAAGGCTCGTACGTGTTCGCAGAGCGCAATGCTTGGGTGATCTAATCCGCATGGATTGATAAAGGCGTGAGTCGGTAGCTTTTTTTTAATTTTTGTGGATAAAGGAACCGCGATTGTTGTTGGCGAATAGAAGTTGCCTTTATCGTTTTGGACAATTACCCACGGGCGACGTCCTCCTTGTAGATGACTATCCGGTCGAATTGGGTTGTCGATAAGTACGACATCCCCACGTTTGTAATCATTCATGTTATCTCCTATATCTCGTAATTGAGTTGGTAATAAGTTCCACCTCAGATACCGGCAGCGGTGGTTTACACGCTTGTGTGTTTGCTTTCAACAACTCTTTGTAGATTTGTGCTTTTGAGTAGCCTTGACTGTGCAGCTGTCCTGCGAGAGATGTAAGACTGAGGTTTCGGCTTCCCGGTTTTATCGGCGGGTATTCAGGAGCGATCATAATCTTGCCGTCCTTCGGAAGGTTGTATCGTGGAGAATAGATTCTCTGAGGAGCAAAGACGTTCGTGCCGGTTGTGCGGAGTGTGTCCGGGAAGTACTTTTCCAAAACATAGTCAATTGCCGGTTGATTCTCGATGATTTGTTTGTAGATCAGTACGTCTCCGGTCATGATAAAGAAGCGGTTACTTTTGTAAATCTCTACCGCCGCCCGGTTGTTCTTTCCCTTGAATGGCAGCTCTCCACGAACGAGAATATGAACCCCCCTGCCGCTTCGGGATCTCTCAGTATAGGACTGACAATGACCAACGATATCCGCTCCCAGCTGATTCAGCAAACCATCCTCGAAACCGTCATCGATGTCGATCCCGACGAGTCCTGTATCATGAAAAACGTAGCCAAGACCGTCATAGTAACCGTGCCGGACAGCGGTTTCAGCGTCAGCATAGTCCGACCAAGTATCTGAATTTGAAGATGATGCTGCCTTTCGGACGGTCGCCTGCATCGGAACTTTAGATCCGTTCCACACATTGACCCACGCTTTCTCAGCCCGAAGCTCGGCAGGGATGTTCAAATAACTCATACTTTAACCTCTATCATGAACATTTAAGAATGAATATTTATTCATTCTCGGGAGACTTCTTGGTGACACCCTTGAAGAAGAACTTGTCATCAACGCTGATCGGGAAGCCTTTGATAGTCTTACTCACTTTTGTGCCTTTTGCACAAATACGCTCAGCTGCTGCGAGAGACATCTTGTCTTGGACAAGATCCCTGCCAGCGCGCATGACATACGCAACCATGCCGTTTTCAACTTTCAGTATCATTTACTCACCTCCCTCGATGTCCTTAAAGATTCCCGGATAGCGCTGTCTCAGTTCCTTCTGCAACATCTTCGCGACTACTCGCATGTCAGGATGTGCCGCCGGGTCACAGCGCAGCGTCAGGAAATGCCGCCATTCCCGGAGGTCGGCAGTCATGACCACCTCGGTCTTCAAGCTGTTCGGCAGAACAGCCCGTGCTTCCTGCGAGGTGCAACCTTCGATCAACAGGTCGAAATATGCACTCTCGCTTCGATCGCAATCGCGCTCCCAAATTCGATATGCCTGACCGTTTCGCTCGAGCGTCGACGGTGAGATAAAGGTAAGTTCATTACCAAATCCGCTCTTGCTGTAGTTACAATACCGAGTAGATTCTTGTGAGTACGACGCAGGGCGATGCCGGACAATTTCGTGACTTACCCCTCTGTCACAAGTAATCCGAAATGTTTCGCAAGCGTGTACCAGCTTTTCCTCATCCATCAGATGTTCGTTATCCAGAAACGTGATTGGAAAATATTTCCGAGTGTACTCGAATATCGGAGTGAAATAAAGCTCAGGAAACAGGATCGGGTGTTTTTCACCCAGCACCCTAATATTGCTGGGAATAATCAACTTATGACGCAGACAGGCTCGAAAGAAATCTCGCCACATGCGCGCATTTCCCGAAATAACCGTTCTCGGAAATTCGGTGATTCTGAGCATAATGGTCTCACCGATAAGTTTCAGAGCACTTACAGTATTGAAGAGAAGAACTGCGTCGAAAGTGCCCATTGTTATAATGATATTTGCATGTTCGATGACGCTTTCGTGCCCACGATCAATGGCGTCTTTTACGAATTTCTCAGCGGAACCCTCGGTGATGCGGCTTTCGCTTTTATAGCAAGTGCGCCCCGCAATCTCGATTCTTTTCAGCGGATCCCGTTCGGAAATTCTTTCGACTTTAGGTTCGATGATCTTCACGATTTATACCCCCGCAACATGGCTTGCCAGCATATCGGCTTGGTGAGTCCACAGCACATTCGGGTACTGGTGGACTGCTCTGGTGTAGTCGTTCCACTTGGACTTGTCGGTGAAAGCGCCCATGTGATAGCGGATACACATGATTTCTTCCTCGGTCAGCGTATAGAACTGAGAGAGAAGCATGACGGACTTATCACCGTGGCCTTTCAGAAGGGTGTCGGGGTTGTACTCCCATGCCTGTTTGTCATAGACGGGGAAACTCTTTCCACCGTCCTCGCAAAGATGACCCGTTACGGCGTGGCGGTACTGGTCAATCTTGCACAGGTCATGAAACATACCCACGATGTACGGAGAACGGGACTTGCGCCAGATCAGATGATTGTCCTGCGTGAGCGTCAGGAGGTACTTCGTGACCATGTAGGAGTGTTCCAGAAGACCGCCCTCGTAATTGCCGTGATACTTGGTGGAAGCGGGAGCGGTGAAGAAGCCGTAGGCCATCAGGTATTCCATCATGTCATCGGAAACAAGCGGCGTTCCGTCAGGCAGCTTCATGAAGTTCAGGAAATCGGTCACTTCGGACTTGGAGAAACAGTCAGGCATTTTCGTACTCCTTTCTGTGAATACTCTTTTCGCTGTCGAACCCGTCAGGATAACGAGCCAGCAGCTTATCGACATTGTGCTGTGCCACATCTTCGAGGGTCACGCCCAAGCCGGTCGCCAACTGTGCGACATACCAGAGAACATCGCCCAGCTCGTCAACCATTTTTTCCGGGTCGAAGTCGTGACCCTGAAACTCGGTCTTTTTCAGAATGTCGATACACTCTCCGGCTTCGCCGTTCAGGCCATAGCAGCCGTTGCGAACCTTATCCCACGAGGTCAGGTTGCCGGAGGTGCGCTCGGCGGCTTTCTGATAATCATTCAGCGTCATCTTCTGCCACCTCCATTTCCAGCACCGTCATAATGGCGTAGTTGGCGAGGTCAATCAGGGTGTCCCGGATAGACTCGTCATTGACCTTTTGCTCACAGCCACGGGAGAGAGTCTTGAAGCGGCTGAGTTTATCGCCCAACCGGATACGAGCCATCGCCATTCCTTCTTCCACGAAGGTCTGGTGAAAGCTGTCACCGTAGTCATGGTTCTTCTGCTCATAGAGCCTGTTGATTTCCTTGCAGATTTCAGCGTGACGCTGAACCTTGGGGAGCGAACAAATATAGGCTTTTGCCATTGTAGCTTATCCTCACTTTCAACATAGTTTTCCACAGACCATTGGCGAGGGAGAGCGTTTTATTTTAGCCCTCCCTCGCACTCGGTATCAGCCAAGGAGAGCTGCCAAATCCATCGGGGACTTCGGAGCGGTCTTCTGAGCCACCTGAGAAGCCGCAGGAGCGGTTTTAGCGGCAGGGGTAGCAACCGTATTGCCAGAGCCGCCCCAGCCCTCAGAGGGGCGCTTATCGGCCAGACGGACGAAGGTAATACTCTGTCCGGGCTTCTTCTTGTTCTCCTGAACATCATGCTCAATGTCACACTCAATAAAGTGACCAATCAGATCGGTGTGGTCGATCTCAGTCAGGTCGAAGTTGCCGAGGGCAGTTTTGGCGAAGTAGCTGAAAGCGTTGTAAGCACCCTCGTTGGGAGACCCATTAGATTTCAGCAGGGAGAAGCGTTCGATGTGCTTGCTGCCGTTCTGCGTCTGCATATAGACTTCCAGCTTGCCGAAGTCCTCTTTGTACTTCACATCGGTAATCTGAAAGACATGAGTACCTTCGGGAATGAGGGTAAAACCCTCGGTGAGTCCGATTTTAGCCATTGCGTTTGTCCTCCTTCATGGTGTAGAAATTGAGCTGTTCTGTGTATTCGCAGGGGAAGATGATACCGACCAACTGGTCTTCGTCATCGGGATACTTGGCGTACTGCTTGACCAGCAGGGCTTTCGGTACGCTCTTGTCGTTATCCAGATCATAGGCGTACAGGATTTCGCAGAAGTCGGACTTCTCGATCAGCGACCAGTCATCGTTGGTAACGGGAAGGGTCATGGTGCTGTCCTGCGTGGCGAAGATACGGATACAGTCTTTGATTGCACCGTCCGGCTCAGGCATGACCGCCTTGATCAGCGTAGCGTACTCGGTGCAACCGACCTGAGAAATCAAGCGACCAACACCATCGGGCATTGTCTCGTTGCTGTACCCGGTCACGCTGCGGATACCATCGGGAATGAGCATGAGTACGGACGGAGAAGCCAGCCAGCGTTCACCCATGTACTCATAGATAGCGCCGCCATCAGGGGCAAGGGACTTTACGAACTTGGAAAACTTCATAGGTCAATCCTCCTTAATAATTTTCGGGGAAATGCGGTAGCTGTCCTCGGTGGTCGTGTACTTCGCCAGAACACCGTCCGCTTTCATAGCGTCTTTGTCGATTTTCGTGGTGGAAGTACGGCTGACTTCCCAATTATAGGCAGAGCCAGCGATGGACACCTTCTTGTCACCGTCACGGAACTGAGCGATTGCGGCTTTCTTAATCATGTCGGTTAAGACCTTGTACCGCTTCTCGTCCTCAGCCACCTCGGCAGCGTGAGCGTCCAGCTTGGTTTTCAGGTCTTCGGCTTCCTTGACCAGCGCCGCCATGTCCGTTTCGGGGGACAGGTTATTGGTACGGAGGGCTTTCAGGATTTCAGCGTCCTTGCGCTCGTCAAAGGCGGGGGAAATGCCGCTCTCAACGAAGTCCTTCCACCATTTCAGGGCAGGCTTCACATACTTCTTCTCGAAGTCAGGATACCGCTCGGATACCTTGAAGGGGCGGGTGATGGTGTTCTCACCGCTGCACACGAACTTCTCAGGGTCATCGTAATCCTTGGGTTCGAGGAAGGAAGCGACCATAATAACATCGTCCACGCCGAGAAGGTAGGCGTACAACGCCGCCTGTAAAGCGTAATACTCGGGAATATCGTCCTTCCAGTCCTCGACTCTGCCTGTGGTTTTCATTTCAAGAACAGTTGTTGGTTTGCCGTTCTTGCCGTACAGGAGGAAGTCGTACATACCACCTAAAATCTTCTGTTCGGGGAAGAAATCGCCATAGGTTTTATGGAAATAATCTTCGCCCCAAATCTCAGTAGGAGTGACGAGGTTGGACATCATATAGGTGTCTTTCATGTACGCAGCCTGCTTCGGCTCAATGACTTTTCCTGCGAGGGTATATTTGGTGTCTTCAAAGGGCTTCTCCCATGTTCTTGTGACAGCGCACCAGATTTCAAAAGGCGTTGACCACGGGTTCAGTCCCAATATCGTAGCGAATCGAGTGGCCGTGAGCTTTTTAGGCCGCTTTGGGGGAACAATCTGAATACGATTTCCGTCAAGCCATTCCATAGTGATAACCCCCATTTTCATTGTAGATTCGGACTTTGCCTTTCTTGGAAAGGCTTATCCGTTTTCGGGTTTCTTCCGAAACAAAATGCCCTTTTTGAGCATTGGACATTTTCTTACGAACTTCGGGAGAGCGAATGATACCTAAAGCGTTCTTATTACCGATGTTCGCTTGCCTACATTTCTCACGAGCTTCGGCAGTCCATACTTTATTTCGAGAAACCTCCGCTTTTCGAGCTATAACCTCCGGGGTCTGCAATCGCTTCATGGTTTCTGAGATTTTACGCTTGGTTTCCTCACTGTGCCCGTCAGAAACATCACCACCGGGCAAAATGTTGTAACCATTCAAGCGGTCAGTAGTATTGAATCTCGCAATATACTCCCGCTCCATTTTCTCAGCATCAGCTTTTGATAAATTATTGGAAATGACCACCTTCTCAAAAGCGTCCCAACCATATTTGCAAATTGCTTGGGTTAGGTGAGCATTGTGAGTGTACCCTCGTCCGCTCTCCCACCGTCGTGATACATCTTGTGAGGTCATACCGATGTATTTCTTCCCTGACGGTGAAATGAGCATATAAACCGAGTACACCTTAGCCCTCCTTTGCCGCTTTCATCTCGTAGCCAGCCAGCATATTGTTCACGCCCTCGATCAGAGCGTCACACTTGTCGGCTTCGATCTTGGAGAAACCCTCGGTCTTCATGGCGATGGTCTGGACGAAGGACTCCTGCTCTGCGTCAACTTCCAGCAGCTTCTTCAACAGACCTTTCAGCTCACCGACCTTCTCAGCAGAAGCGGCACCAGCGGGAGCGCCGGTCAACTCAGCCTTGATTTTCTGACGCTGTGCGGTGGTCACAGGCGGCTTCTTGGTGGTAGCGGGGGCAGGAGCGGGAGGGGTATCGTACTCGCCGCTGTCAATACTGTCATGCTCGACAATATCAAGAACGAGCTGCCACAGGTAGCGGCGAATGTAGGTGATGGAACTGCCGGTCGCCTGCATTTCGTTTGTGACCTGATTGCCAGCGTTGGATACGATAGGAGCGATGGGGGTGTAGGGAGCCACGAAGTCAATATAGTCTTCGGGGTCGTTGACATTGTAGACACGGGCGGTCGCCTTGTCGCCGTACATGGACGGAACCATCATTAGGCCGATTTCAAGGAAAATCTGCTCGGCCTTGGGAACAATGTCTGCCAACTCGAAATACTTGTATTCGAGCTTCATGTGCTTGCCGCTCTTGTCCACGCCAGCTTCGAGGAAGCGCACACGGGCAAGCTGTAACTTCTGGAACACATTCATAGTGGAATAATCCACCGCCGCACCCTCAGCGGCTTTCTTGGTAGTAGCCATAGTTAATAGTCCTCCTTTTAATTGAACCACTTGATTGTGGTATTTCCTGTGAAACCTTTTTCCCAAATGTACCAGCCGTAGGCAACAGCGGAACCGCCGCCATCAATCATCTTTTGAAACTCGCCGTTTTTCGCACACAACAGGCGAGAGCTGGATACATAAATTACTTTAGGTGGGGATTTCGTAAAGAGTTCTTTGCGCTTTCGACCTTCCATAAAAGTAAGCTTCAAGAACATCGCCACATGATTTCCCTCTTTTACAAGAGAGAGAGAGCCTTTTCAACGAACTGCTGTGCATACTTGTAGGGCGGATTGGTGACAATATCTCCGGGAAATGGTTCGTTACATTGGAGAAAATCGACACCTCCTTCACCATAACCACGATCAATCAAGTCGGTAGATTTGACCAAGTACCCGTGCTTCTCAAAAACTTCGGATAAATGCCCCTCTCCGCAAGCACACTCCCAAATGTAAGGTGAAAAGCGGAATATACCGCACAGTAGTTCTGCCGCTTTTGGTTCGGTGGCATAGAAATCATGGGTTTCCCGCTCTTTCTCGGTGTGATTGGATGCACCGATAGTTTTGAATATCGATGTTCCCGTGCCTGTCCTATCTTTCATCAATTCACCTCCAACATTTCTAATAATTTCTTCTTGATGGAATTGACTCTACGAGTGTTCCGCTTGGGCGGCTTCTCTCCGAGGAAATCTCGAACATAGCGCCGTGCCAGCCGGATATACCAGTCACGGTCAACCACATCAATCGTCAGGTGATTGTCGTTGTCTACGACACATTTTGCGGGAAGTCCAGCAATCTTGACGGGATTGCCAGTGCCGAGGTGGATTTTGTAGAGGGTGCCGTACCGATGATCTTCCGTGGCATATACCCTGTTGACCTTCTGTACGACCTCCATCTGACCATCTACCTCATGGAGAGCGTCACCGTATTTGCTCCCGGCCTTGGCGACCAACTGGAAGTCCAGCAGGCGGTCACACCGCATGATGGTTTCCTCGACCGGAACGCCGTAGGCCAGATAATCCTTGACCGCCTTGGCGACCACGCAGGCGTTGTTGTTGATGTTGAACGCTCCTGCCGGGGCAATCCCACGAACGAGAACGCCGCCCTTGATTTTGGGGTCGCCCTCGAAGGGAACCTCAACATAATTGTTCACATCTTTCTGACAGATCATCTTGATAAGGTCTTCCTCCAACTCGAAGCCGGTTCTATCCTGCCACTCCTGCGTGATTTCCTGATACATGGGAACATCGCAGTCATCAAGGCTGACCATGATACCATCGGTGTTGAGCTGAATGATCTTCAAGGTGGGGCAGTCCTGAACGAGATGTTCCGCCATTTCGAGCAACTGCAACTGGCCTGAGATACAGACCGAGCGACCCATGAGCGGGTCATACAGGTCGTTGTAGCGGTTCAGCATGGCTCCGTAGGTGGTGTTCAACACCAGCTTCAAAGCGTTTGCCGTGGCCTTATCGCCAGCCCTCTTTGCCTTGACACGCCGTTCAATGGTGGCGGCGTACACATCAGGAGAGGGAATATTCCGGCTGCAATACCCGTTCAAGGTCATCTGATGTGGGTAGTAGCTGGCAACATCTTTGTTGCGGATAGAGCGGGTTTCCGTGGCTTCCTCTCGGTAACACGGAATAGCCCCGTGGATACCGCCGTAGGCGATGGTGCAAGGGCAACCACCGACCATCAGATCGAGTTTTTCCTTGAACACCACTTCGTCAGGAATACTCTTGTCTTTCAACCGTTCAAAGAAGTCGAACACTTCCTGCGGAATATACTGACGAAGCAGCTTCGGTGGATACTGGTATTCCCGCTCGTCATAATGAGGTTTCTGCTGTGCGTCAAGGTAGGCAGCGGTCAGCTTGGCATTGGTCATGTAGAGGGCTTTTGCGGGATACAATCCCTTTTCACGACCCAGCGTAAGTTTGCTGGACAGGTAGCCTTGGCGAAGATCGTCCAGCCTGTCGGTTGCGTCAACATCGTGGCGGCAGTAGAACTCAACCTCTCGCTTCTCGTCCTCGGTTAGAGGACGGTTGATGTTGAATGACACGGTGGTTTCTCGAATGTCCATTCCGAGGTGAGCTTCGATTGCTTTCAGGGATAAACCCATCTGGCAATCGTCCATCAGGTCATATTGGTCGAAGAAAATCCCGCAGTCACGGAGAGGGGCGTACTCCCAGCCCTCGTGACCACCAACGATAATGAAATCGTTGACTGCCTTGATTTCCTCCGGCGTGAAGCCTGAGAGAACCGCTTGTAGGATAAACCTGTCGTATCGTTTGTTGTTAAAACCAGCCAACAATGGCTCTCGCTTCATAAACTCGTCAACGGCTTCGTTGTCGTTCCAGATGACGGTGTATTCTCCGGTTGCTTTTTCTTTGAAGATGAACAGCCAGTCGTATTGAAACACCTCACAGTCAAAGATGTAGACATTATCCATGGCAACACCTTCTTCCGGGAGTAACAGCCTGTTCAGAAGTCCAACCGAGCTTTAGGCGGTTGACAATGGTGGAGCGGTGAATACCGGTTGCTTCTGACCATTCTTGAACAGTCAGGGTTTTACCGAAAGCAGAGATCAAGCGGTTAGACCGCTTATTGTTCATCTGCTCTTTCCACGATACCCAGCGACAATTCTCAGGGGCATAATTCCCGTTCGGGTCAATCCTGTCGAGAGTTAGGTTGTCAGAATACCCATTCGCCACAGCCCACTCATAGAAACCCATGAAATCAAGCCATTCGGGGCATACTGTAATCCCTCTCCCGCCGTACCATTTGAATGTTCGCTGATTAGGATTGAAACACCGCTGTTTCATCATCTGCCATACTCCGTGAAGCCGGGTATGGTATTTGCCGTGAACTAAGTGACCGTTAGGGTTTGCCATCGGTAACACCTCCCCATTGGTCAGCCATAGCCCGTGCGATACCGGGGAAGGTTTTGCTTCGGGCTTTTGCTCGTTCCTTCTTGCTTCCACCGCAATCCATTTCCCAGCAAGAGTAGCGAACGGTTCCGTTCTTCAAAACCATCTTTCGCCCCTTGTCCGGTTCCACGATGTTTGTTGGCTTCAAGGGGAGTACCCCTCTTTCCCACAGACAGGTTTTCTTGGTTACAGCGTGTCCAAACTGGAAAGGTTGAACAATTTGAGAATACTCAGGTAGGCAGAAAATCTTGGATGGAACTGGATTTTCAATAACCACTCTCGGAATATCCGCATACCAGAAACGCATAAACAAATCTCGTGCTAAGATACCCTTTTGCACTCGATCAGGCTGCAACTGACCGCCTTTCCAAATGTGTCTTGCCCCGGCATTTGTCAGATAGGTACACGGCGGGTGTGCGATCAGCAAATCCCATCTTCCGACTTCGTGGATTTGTCCGTCCATTGTAGTCACGCTCCCTCCCTTAACGGCTTCAAGAGCGTCACCGAGAATGTGCCATTCGGGGTGTCCACCTGACGGTTCCTGAATATCACAAGAGTAGGCTTCGTGCCCTCTCTCTCTGAACGCAGTACAAACCGCTTGGCTTTCTTCGCAAGCAACAAGGACTTTCACTTCGACACCCCCTGTTCGATAAACTTACAACCGCACTTGCGGTAGGTGGTACACCGCTTCTTGTAACTTCGCACAAGGTACTGGATACCATCGTCCACATAATCATAGGCGATGGGTTCTCCCTTGCCCTCAAAGGTACGAGCGATACGACCAATGCTCTGAGTTATCACAGCATAGTCCTTCTGCGGTGTGGTCAGGTACAAGCGGTCAAGCCGGGGAATGTCCAAACCTTCCTTTGCCAAAGAGTAGGTGGCGAACAGATACCGCTTGCGCCCCTGCCGCATTTCCTCAATGGCCTGTTCCCGGAGAGCCTTGGCTTTCTTGGAGGTCATCTTCCCGTCAATCATCGCCGCCTGCTTTCTCAGGTCGGGCGGAAGACGGTTCATCAGGGTTTCCAAGTGCGTCAGCCGGTCAGAGAGAATAAGGTTAAAATGGTTATCATTTACCACGAGGTCATGAACAATCAGGTCGTTTCGTCTGGAATTATCAGCAAGGTAGTTGACCAGCTTGGCGTAGATAATCGTACCGTCCGTGTCCAAAAACTCACGGCTGAGTCCTTGATGGGTGGCACGAGGTAAAACGCTGACGGTCATAATCTTGTCTCGCACCGCTGCGTCCGGCACCTGATAGGCAATCCCACCCAGCAGAGCGTAGGTGGCGGCAATCATACCGTCTGCTCTATGAACCGTAGCGGACAGGCCGTACTTGTGGCGAGCTGCCAGAGCGTTCAGCACCTTCGAGAACTGCGTCATAGCGGTCGGGGTTCCGGCTACACGGTGACACTCGTCCACGATGATACAATCCCAAACGTTGCGATACTGGGTTAGATCGAGATTGCACATGGTCTGCACGGTGGCGAACGTAATCCCATATCCGATACGGACTTTTCCTTCGGTAATCGTTCCAATCAAAGAGCGATCGATGTACTGCTCAGCACGACTCTTGCTCTGCTTGACAAGATCGAGGGTGTGCGTAAGCCAGAGCGTTCTCCTACCAAGTGCCGCTGCAATTGCTAAGCCCATCTGAGTTTTCCCGCAACCCGCCGGGGCTTGCATGATACCGTATTGGGCTTCTAACATCTTCGTAACTGCTTCTTGCTGGTAGTCATACATCGGAATATCCGCACCGAAATTAACAGTGAAAGGGGTAGGTACGGCAGTAGTAACCCAGTCTTTTTCGTCCAGCATCTCCATCACAGAACGAAGACAACCAAAAGGGATCACCAGTGTCTTACCGTGCCACTGATAGAGATACAGCTTCTCGGGTGTCTTACCCGTGTAGAACCCCATTCGCTTTTTCTTGACGTATTCAGGGTTAGCGAGAACAAGATTTTTGTTGCACCAGTCAACGACTTGCTTAGAGGGATCCGTAATCTTGAGCTGGCTGTCGACAATCACAAGCATTTCTTCACCCACTCACTAAGCCGAACACCGTTCGTCTGGATCTGCTCTCTGCTCAACTGTCTTACACCCGCTGTCTGGCATCCACTCAGGAAGAAAAACGAAAGGAAGTATACCTCGCCGTTTACCATTCTGAGAGCAAACCAGCCATCACCGTTTCCTGTTCTCAACCAGAGAGTCATTGCCGAAGCCTGATTCTCTTCGATTCGATCCAACCGGAAAACATCCTTATCACAGACCTTGCAGTCAATGGGATAGCTAACACCGTTTCGAGCAGCGATCACGTCGAACGGCTGTCCCTGACTGTTTTGAGCGAGATTGTGACACCAGAAGCCACACGCCGCCAGTGCGAGAGCAAGATCTCTCTCGAACCCTGTCCCGACCTTTCGATTACTTGCCATTAGATGCCCCTCCCTTTTGAAGGTCGCACACTATTTTGTAGTGAGCTTCGTTAGCTTGGATCAGCTTACGAATATGCTCGGCCTGATTTTCGATCAGTTCCGCCGCGCGGTTGTTCAGTAAACGGACACACGATCCGTCGTTAAAGCTATCAGCATAAGGACATTCCTTTTTACAATCACCCGGATAGTCAGCGCACATCCGGAGGGCAAACGAAATATCGACAGGCTTCAAATATTTCCTCATTCGTTGCCCTCCAGCCTGTCGATCAGCCTAACGATACTGGTCGCGAGCGCTGCTACCGCAGCGTAAGTGATAGCCCACGCCATTGTCATTCCTCCATTCTGATTGTCTTCCAATGGTAAGGTTCTCCATATCTCGACTCATACCATCGTTCAAATTTCACACGATTACTCGGATCTCGAAAGAAATCCTGAACCGATCGAGCGACGAGAAAAGCAAACGCTTTCACATGACCCTGTATCTCAGGGGTAAACGCTGATCTCTCGCTCATACACCATCACCGATCTTCTGCTCGTACATATCCAGAATCGAGATGGATTCCGAAATAATTCGATCACAACTTGGCCCTTTTCGCGTACCGGTCAAAATACCGCTGAGAATCGGACTCGTCGTTGCGATACCGCGCGTTCTTAGCATCTCGATCAGCCACGCATAAGAGAGATGGTTGATATTCAGGCGGTAGCGAATCATGTCGCGCTCACACATAAAACCTCTCCTTTCTCGTAGATTGAGAACAATAATTATTGACAATATCTGGGCGCAATGGTACAATCAGGCTGCTGGACAAGTGAACCATTGAGCACACCAACTGCCGAAAAAAGTTGACCTTTTCGGGGGTCAGATTATTGTTGTCATTTTTTCTTGTTCACAATCAGAGTATAATCCCTATATAGGGATTTGTCAATAGGGAATTAGGGAAAATTTAAATCAGTTGGAGGTATAATGATGGTGTTCATCGAGAGACTTGAACAACTCCGGGTAGAAAAAGGCATAACTCGAAAAAAATTGTTAGCTGATTGTAGAAAAGGAAATCAAAGCCGAAGAGAAATATATCTACAAGATCGACAGACATCAAATTGTATTTTGGTTGAGTCAATTTCGTCATGGCGATATCGAGAACAAGGACTGCCGGAGACAACTTATCGATCTACTCATAAACTCAGTAACAGTGTGGGACGATCCTGACGGATATCGAATTACAACCGCCTATAATCTGACATCATGCAAAACCAAAACCTTCCGCATTTCCGACCACTCTAAACCCGACATTAAGGGGTTCGTATTTGAAGAGTCTTGGCGTGCCATTGAGCGCGAATCCGAACCGCACATTGTGAGGGGATTGATTCTCGTTCAAACCAAAAGGCATTCTCTGTTTTAAAGACAGAGGATGTCTTTTTTATTGCAAAATGAATTAGGTGATAAAGGTGAGTAATCGGGCATAAATCCCTATAACTTTTCTATATACGCGCGTACTAAGAGGAACTTATAGGGAATTGCACCCGATTACTCACCTTTATCACCCGACTTATTTCAAATTAGGCGCAGAATAATACCACCCTCTTGATATATCGTCAGATAGTATTTCGAGGGTGGTATTGTATCTTTACTTCTTTAGCAGCGCACCCCACGTATCGGGGCCGCAGATGCCGTCCGCCGTCAGACCGTTAGCAGCTTGGCAAGCCTTGATCGCCGCTACAGTCGCCGCGCCGCAGATGCCGTCCGCGCCGTAGCTGCCGCACTTGTAGCCCTGCGCGATGAGCGCGCCCTGCATGCTACGCACCGCGTTGCCACGGTCGCCGTTGCCGATCATAATCGTCTCAACCATAACAGTCTCCTCCTTGGTCGTGGTGTTGGTAATCTCCGTCTTGCCTGCAATCATCTCGGCAAACGGGAAATACTTGCCCGGGCAGTCCGTGGTAGATCCCGCAACATCCTTATGGCCGATCACCTTGGTGATGCCCCAGCGCCGCTTGATGTCGGCCACCAGAGCCTGTCCAGCGGCCAGCTGCGCGGCGGGCATGGTCGGCTCTACCTGATAATTGCCCTCGAAGCACACGCCGATGCTGTGGCTATTAGCCCCGTAGGCATGCGCACCCACGGTATCTTCCGGGCGGCCACGGTAAATCGTGCCGTCCTTGCGCACCAGATAATGGTACCCGATGCCCGCCCAGCCGTTGCTGACGTGCGAGCTGTGTACGCCGTCCGGTGTGCAAGTGGTTGTGCCGGAGTGATGCAGGATCAGCAGATCCGTCGTGCTGCGCTTGCTGAGCGGCTTTGCCCATTTGTAGGTTTTCTCGATGATGTTCATCAGGTTTCCTCCTTCGGCTCGATCTTGTCCTCCACGCTCACTTTCAGTCGCTTAATCAGGCTCTGCAGAAATCCCGGCACCGGCGCACCCAGCGCGGCCACGTTCTCCAGAATGGAAATCAGCTCATTAATGACCAGCCAGATTACCACAATGGACGCGATCAAGAAGTCGAGTTGCCAATTAAGCCCCATCTGATCTGCGCCGTACCGCACCAGCCAATCCAGCACGCAGGCCACCGCGACGATCACGAGATATCCGACCTTCTTGATGATACCGCCGATGCCGACGCGGCTGCTCAGCTCCCCGGCCTGCCACGCCTTGGCCATGCCCGTGATGTAGTCGAGCACCATCACCGCCACGAGGATGATCGCCGGAACGATGAGCTGTGTGCCGTAGGATGCCAGCGCCCCCAGCGCCGCCGCAAGTACGGCCTTGATTGTGTTTTCTTTCATAATTTTCTCCTCTCTGCGCATTGCGCGTGTAAATTTAGCCCCGTTGGGCGTTGGGTCGTTTTAGCTTGGTTCTTGCGGTTACTTCACGATTCGCGGGTTCAGCAGGATCAACTTATCCCCGAATGCAATGGCAAGCAGCGCGCAGCCGAAAGGCAAATCATCATCAACCACGGCGCTACCGTCATAATTTTGTGGGGTTACGTTTAAGTTACCGTTTGCGTTTCTTGCCTTTAGCTGGACTGTCCCCAATACATCTTTATAGGTTTTATCGGTAGGGGTTGCGACGAGAAATACAGAATGTGCCCAGAAATCCAACCTATCATAATAAACGGAATTCATGAGAATTACTTGCACGCTCTCGCTTTTTCTGACAAACGAGACATCATCTTTCTTAACGAGCGTTGAAACGTCTAAGGCGAGGATCTGCTTAGAGTTTTCTGTCATCGCACTTTCTACGTCCGTCAAATACTTTGGGTCAAGATGGTGATACTCGTCTACAACAGAAATGATTTGCAGCGAATGAATGCCCGCCGAATCAGCGGTCACATCACTTACCGTAATTAGGAACGGCTCGCCATTATCCACCGAGAACTCCTTATACGGCGCACCAAGTGAACCATTACCAAGCCATATCCACGTCCGGCCATAATAATACGAACTATGACAAACACACATGTACTCAACGCCATCATATACGACTTTGTAATTTCCCCCGGCGACAAGATCCCATGTTACATCATCCGGGCTATATCTGGGGCCGAAGCCATTGTCAACAAACGTTGCAGCACGGTCTGAGAACATTTCCGTATAAACAGTTTCCGCCCAATGCGTCCTGTTCTTTACGTAGTCCTTTTTGGTTTCATCGTTCTGGTTCCAGTCGGGATTTTCCAGTTGCGTCATCCTCTCCATCAGCTGGTCGTACACATCGGGCATGGGATCGGCAGGCGCACCAGCGGCAGACCGCACAGACGGCAGCGCCCGCAGAATCGCCACACGCGACGTGCGGATATCCCCCGCAAACAGGCCAATCTGCACCGCACCCGGCACGGTGCAAACGGGCAGCGCGATCGTGTCGCCGCTAAACACCGTATCCGTGTACGTGCCGTCCATGTAGATCGTGCGCATGGTTTTGGTGTCGTACTCGCTCCACTCCTCGTCGAGCGTCCAATGTACCGTGTAGTCGCTGTTGTCGCACACAATCGCTTGCGCGTCACACACCGCGACCTTGTGCGCCACTGTAATGTTGATATCAGGCATTCGATCGACCTCCTTTTATTTCCACCGCCCCAGTGCGTGGACGGCGATGGCGACAGTCATCGTCACTGTGTTTGTAGCGGCTCTTAGGTAGTACCACATCGCGGATTGCGTGGCCGTGGGCATACCTTCGATTTCCAGTCCGATGACGTTCGCGCCGGATGTACCGCTGGGGATCATGAGCACCGTCGGAGCCGCCGCAAACAGCCCTGGCGGAAAGTTGAGGGGGCCAAAGCGCTGCGACTCATAGAGCGCGCCCCATGTGGCCGAGCAGTCCGGCTGGCCGGTATGATCCCGCCAGCACTCGGCGATACCGCTCGCCCACTTGCGGTACGTCCACGCGCCGGACGTGCCCTGTTCGATCACGCTATCCGCTACGGTGTTTCCGTTGATCGTCAGCGTGCCTGTAGCGGTTGTCCCTACAACAGTAGCTCCCCCGCTGACATTGAGTGACGCGGCCTGTACTGCACCCTTAAACGTCGTACCACCAGAAAATTCCGTAGCCCCGGAGACATTCACCGCGCCCGTAATTTCAGTATCCAACGCCACTTCGAGTTTGCTTTTCGTGGATGCCTTTCCGATGGCAAGACCTTTGCCAGCGGTATTGTAGTCAACCAGCGCAAAGGACGATTCGACACGCACGTCAGCTGTGACCGACGTAAAATAATCCTGCAAGACTACTCGCACAATATAAGCATCGTCCACGGAGATTACAGGCGCACTCGTGAGATTCTGCGTTCCGCTGTAACTGGTTTCAGCCGTACCGGTGGAGATTTGCGCAAACGACGTGTCTGTCTCCTTGCGGTAATACAGGGTAATCTTTCGATCATTTTTTTCGTTTACCGACGCAACGGCGTATGCCATCGTGATAGCAAGCCGTGTTCCCTCGTCGCTGTCAGCGGCAGCCGTGGTGATTCGCTTTGCGCTCAGTTTGCTAACGATGGGTGGGCTGTACGCAAGTACCGTCACATCCCGCGTGGTGCTTGAGGAGCGCCCACGGCTATCTGTGACTTTGATGGATACCGCGATACTTCCCGATCCAGAAATAACTCCGGTCGTGACCGCCGTGCCGTTATATGCAACGCCCTCGCACTTTACTTCGCAATTTGTCACAGAACTGCCGTAAATGCCTGTAGCGGTAACGGCAACAGACAGCTTGGATTTGCTCTGCACATACCCGCTGAACTTCGCGTTCAGTCCGCTGACGGCGTCTGAGATACTAACTGCCGAGATGGTAGGGACAGTATCGTCCGAAATGGCAATCTGGATGCCCGTGCCGACCGTGCCAATCTCTGTATCCCCGTTATAGGTCGTACAATAGATGGAGCCGATACCCACCGTCGCACGGGGAATCTGTTCGGCCAGTGACTTTGGCGGTGTCCAGCTGATACTTTTCGAGCTGGTTTTCGTCGCGATGGTGCCGCGCACCGAGCCGAAAGCATACGTCAGCGTATGCGTAAAGCTCGAGCTTGCGGGATCGAGCGTAATCGTGCTGGCCATGCCCATCGTCAGCGAGCCGACAGCGGCGGTTGTTGCGCGCGGGATCGTATCCAGCGTGACCGTCGCAGAGATCGACGTGGACGAAAGGGACGTACCTCCAATTGCGCCGTCCGCCGAGATGACAATTGACTTGCTTCCGTCCGCATCGTGGTACACGCGCACGGTGGTGGAAATCGCCATCGTTTCGGAGTGATACGAGATTTCGATGTATCTGCTCCCGCTGGCGCGGCTTCCGTTGACGGTGATACCGCCCGACCATGTACCGGTGGTGGTATATCCGCTGTTGCTACGGCTGTAATACAGCGTCGCTGTCACGTCACTGTAATTGCCGTCGATATTCGATACCGCCGACCAGTAAATTTCGGGATAGATATACTGGTTGCCGGTCGTGCCTGCGAAATTTCCAGATGCCATCAACTCACCACCTTTTTAAAGCTCAGGTTTCCGTTTGCACGCGGGACAAATGCAAAGTTACCAATCTGCGCAGATGTCAGGAACTCCGCGTCAGTAACGTATAGTCTTCGGTCGCTGAAATACGCCACCTCCGCGCCGGACTGAACGAATGCAATCCGGTCATTGTCCACACGGAGGGTCAATTCGTTGCCGTTCTCGCCGATCAACAGGCCATCTGCCGTGAAGCGAAACCACTTGTCATAATCCGACATACGGCTATTTACGCTGTCGCTCAGGTCATCCACCTGATTGCTTACACGGGATAGGTCAATCTGGATTTGATCCGCCATGACGCTGAGACGGGAGTTGAGCTGCGCTTCCGCGTCCTCTTTGCTGATCTTCGCGTCGAGCTGGCCATTGATGAGTGTCAGCGACTGCGACAACCCCGCAACGCTATCCTGTGAGACAGACCCTACCGCGAGAGCGGAGCCGTTCAGATAGCCGTCCATCGTAATGGCAACCTTGCTGATCGTCTTTCCGCCGTCTTCGGAGTAACCCAGCCCGCCCATAGACATGATCCACATCTTTGTTGTGTCCGTGACCGTCGGTGTGTCCTTAAGTGTCCAGCCTGTTGGGAAGCCGTCCTCGTCATAGGTGATAGCGAAATAGCCGCCCTTCATGCCGATGATCTTTTCCGTCGCGTTCTGGAAGGAATCCATGACTTCGTTATACATACGCTGGAGCTTCTGCGCGGTGGGGCTTTTTATGGCGTAATCTGCATCCTCCACCCCGTAGCACGTTGTATCACAACTCATGCCGCCGCTGACGTGCAGCTCCTGTTCCATCACAAAGACGGACAGACCCGACACTCCATCGCGGTCAACGACAGTCAGGATATCCCCAGCTTCGACGGACGGGTCGCCGCGCCACTTGCATTTGCAAGGTGCCATCGGCTTATCTTTGATAAGGTCAAGCACCGAGGTTGCGATATCCTCTGTTATATATGGGTTAATTGCCGTGATGCCAATACCAGAGCCAACTGAAATCGGATTCTCTTCCGTCCCGGTCAGCAGGCTATTGATCACAAACAGCTCGTCCGTGGTACGTTCCAGCCCGTCGAGGTGCTGCACGTCCCATCCGAGCGTCAGGCCGCTGTCAGTGTACCAGCAAAACGCCAGATTTCCGGTTGCGTCGAACTTGGCATTGCATCCTACCAGCCCGGCCAGCCAGCCCAGCTGCTCACGCAGGCTGCCAGTATATGCCGTCTCGATCTGGATATTGGGGAGCGTCACGTTGGGAGCTGTTACCTTCGCTTGTGCGCATACATCCGCAAGGATCTGCGTGGGCGTGGCGGGAAAGGTGATTGCCGGGATATAGTCCGCCGTCAGGGAAGCCATGCGGTCATAGCCGGTGACAGTCACCCACAACTTTCCGCTGTCCTCTACACCGTCCGCAGGGACGAAAAACACGCCCTTTGGAATATACGTCACGTCATCGTCGCCAGCGACTCTCAGTCCCACATACGGGGTAAAATACCCGTTTTTCAGCGCAAGCCCGTCCTGCTTGTACATTGTTAGCTTGCAACGGGAGGAAAACGCCGCGCCGACGGTCACGCCGTCAGAAGAGCCGAACTGCTCCGTCAGCGTCATTTCTTGCAACTCCGAACGCGGGAGGTCTGTCTCGCCGTTGAATTTGGCTTTCAGATAGATCTCCCGCCCCGGAGACTTGCAAGCGTCGTGAAAGGCTTTCGTTGCCGTATACATAACTTACCTCTCAATAAAGTTCATGCTCAAGCTTTCCCATAACCATTCGCTGTCAATCAGACTATACATAGGTGCAGTTCTGTCACCTACATACGCGGTCATTTCGCGGGTGGTTCCGGTCAACGCGTCTGGATACGCCACCGTGAAAAACTCATCACTTACAGCGTTAAGAAGTGTAGAGCACTTATCGGGAGTCAGCGGTGGCCATTCCAGAGTGAGTTTTCTCTTTGTCGCAACTCGATCCCGAAAAAGATCACCGGATTGGTTACGTCCTGTCCCATCGGCATCAATGTCCTGTAGACCCCAGCTGTAGGACTTAGGATCAGGCAGTGCGACTTTCGAGCCGTCTGCCTTGGTAATTGTCAAGATTGCCATATTACCTCCTTAGTCCGCCAGCGGGGACTTACCCGTACTGCGTTTTACACGCCCGTTCTGGTCGACAACGATCTGAAACAGGTTCTTCCCGTCACACTGTGCGACCACATTGATCGGCCGGTTGTTACCGTTCTGATTGCTCATTGCGTCTCGGACAGCGCGGTAAACACCGGACGAAACGGATTCGACAATCTGGTCATTGTTAGCAACAGCGGTCTTTCGACCAATGCTACCAACCATCTCGGCACCGGCTTCACGCGCAATAAAGAGCTGGCCTTCATCCGGGAAGCCACCTTCCGCGAACGTAGAGATGTGGCGCAGATTAATCAACCGGGTATCAAAGGCGGGAATAACTTCCTTGCCGAGAATCTTCAACCCCTTGAAAGAGATGTGGAACATCGAATTGATACCGTCGATTACTCTGTTCAGAATCCCAATCACGCTGTTCGCGAGTGTTCTGACAAAATTGGTGATGGGGTTACTGTTTAACGACCATGCGGCGTGGGAGAGGGAAAGACCAGCGGCCAGTACCGCTAAGCCAAGCCCGATTCCGGCACCACTCAAACAAAGCAGTACACCGAGTACTGTAAGAGATCCGCCAAGAATTCCAGCAATGACTGAAATTGCCTTTGCGACCGAAGTTTTTACCGAGTTCCAATCCAAACTCGCTGCTGTACCCAGCGAAAGAGCGCCTGCCGCTATGAGGGCAAGTCCGAGCGGGATATTGACTCCGCTGAAAGCGAGAATTCCGCCGATCCCGAGCAGTGACCCTCCAAGAATTGCAGTAATCGTTAGGATGGTTTTCTGTGTTGTAGCTGAAAGCGTCTGCCAATTGGGGGCGATAGCTGTACCCATCATTGCCGCACCGGCTACCATCAGACCTAAACCGAGAGGGATATTTGCCGCCGTGAAAGCAAGAATCGCACCGACTGCCAAAAACGACACAGCGACCGCCGACGTGATTTTAGCGATCACATTCTTTACCTCGTCGCTTACTCCATTCCAATTCAGACTGATTGTGGATGCCAGCCCAGCAGCCCCCGCCACCATTAATCCGATGCCGAGGGGTAACCCTCCACCGGAAAATGCGATAATCGCTCCGAGAGCAAGCACCGCCGTACTAACCAGTACGCCAATTCGCGAGAGGGGGTCTTCGATTTCATTCGGGAGACTGTTCCAGTTTAGAGCACAGCTTCCCGCGAGAGAACTCGCACCTATAATCATCAGTGCGATACCCAGCCCCGTAGCGGCTCCAGTGAAGGCAAGAAGCGCACCGACAGCCAATGCCGCGCCACTGAGAATTCCGGTGAGAGAAGTGATTGCGTCTGTCAGATTCTGTTCACTCGCGTGCCAATTCACGGCAGTGGCTGTACCCAAACTGACCGCCCCAACGGCCATGAGAGCGATGCCGAGAGGGAGATTCGCGCCAGAAAATGCAAGAATAGCACCGAGCGCGAGGGTGGCTCCCCCGACCATTCCCAAGATAAGAGCGAGGGTGTTAGCGACTTTATCACTCATCGAGTTCCAGTTAAGTCCGATAGCCGTTCCCATAGCTGCTGCACCAGCGACCATTAATCCGATGCCGAGAGGGATGTTAGCGCCCGTAACAACCATCAAAGCGCCCACAGCAAGAGCAAAACCGGATACGATGGTTGTGATCTCAGCAAGCACCTCTCGAACTTTTTCCTGAGCTTCGTCAATTCGATTAATAATCGCGGCACCAAGAAAGTCATACCCGGGAAGATCAAAATCAAAACCACCGACACCGCCAAGATCAGCACCAGACCCGGATGACCCAGAACCGTTCGTGGCAGACATAACGTTTAGCTCATCAAACCCAGCAAGATACTTTTGGAGCTTCTTTGCCGCGCCGGTAGCGTCCGTGAGATTATCAGCGAGATCCCCTGCACTTGTAGCGGCGTTGCCAATGCCTACGCCGTCATAATCAACCTCGGCGAGCTTAAAACCCACAAGAGATGCCAGAGCATCCGCAATCTCGCGCAGCACCTTAAAGAACGCAATACAGTAAGGGAGAACCGCGTTCAGAACCGGAATGAAGATGTTACCAATTGCGCGAGAGGTCTGCGTTATCTGTGCCTGCAAAATTCTCAGCTGGTTAGCGGGCGCTTCGAGCGTTCTGCTCATATCTCCCTGCGCCGTAGTCACCAGTGTGAGAATCGAGTAGTATCTCAGCTCAGCCTTTTCAGCCTGCGTCATATCTGACACGCTCTTCTGAATACCAAAGTCAAGCGCAGTCTGCTCCAACCGCGCCTGTGAAAGGTCGTAACCGAGTCGGCGTAGAGGTTCCAGTTCTCCCGAAATACCGGACTGTAACTTCTGCATAGCTTCCTCAATGGGGATATTGAAGAAGGACGAGATGTCGTAGCCAAGTTGGGTCAGGTTCTTACTCATAAACTGAGCGCGTTCGGCTGTATCACCAAAGCCCGTAATCAGTGTATTAAACACGCCCTGATTGCGAAGCCACTGAGAGGGGTCGATGCCGAAGATGTCAGATACGGTATCAGCATATTCCTTCGCCGTTCCCGCGTACTCGCCCATAGCCGCAGTAAACAGGTTCAAATCTTCCTGATAACTGTTCGACTCGGTAACAGCATGGGCAATGTAACTCCCGACTCGACGCAGACCAAGGGCCACACCCGCGATATTCAGAGCTTTTAGGTTGTTCCCGAACTTACTCGTTGAACTCGCGGCCCGATTTGCGGACTGGTTATACCGATCCGTGCTGGTAATAAGCCGCTGGATTTTAGACGGAAATGCCGAGAAGCCCGAAGACACTTTTTGCATTTCGTCAGCAAACGGCTTCATTGCCGCCGCCAGTTTGGCGAGCTGGTCTGCAAATTTGTCAAGATCCGCTTTGTCCAATTCAGCGATAACCGCAGGGAGCTTTTCGAGCTGATTGGTAAAGGATGTCAGCCGAGCACGATTCAACTCAGAAAACGGACGTAGACCGTCGGCAAGAGCCGCGAGTTTGTCACCGTCCGTCCACTTGATCCCCGCAATCGCGGTGTTGATCGCCGTAAGCTGCTTGGCAATAGCGGACGAGATTTTCGTATTACCAACCCGATTCAGCGTTTCGAGAGCTGTTGCCATTCGCGTGATTTTTTGCGCAACATCACCGCTATTCAGATTTTTCAGGGAATTATTCAGCTCACGAATGCTTTTAGCTGTACCGCTAAGTGACGTAGAGCTATTACCGCAGGCGGTTTTCAGTCGTGACAGCGAGTCTCGAAGCGCGTCAATACCTTTGACCGCATCACTGCTGTCATTCACAATTTGAAATTCAAGCCCCTGAATCTCAACATTGTCAGCCATTCACATCACCGTCCTTTCCCTGAAACTTCTTGTTAAGCGAAACCATAAAGGCTTCCATATACGCTTTCGCCTGATTGTCGTGTCTCTCCTCGAGACTCTTCTTCTGTCTTGTGTCACGCCGAGTAAATAACTCGTAAGGGTTCTCTCGATAGGGAATCGGTTTTGTACCCTTCTTCGCGAAAGACCGAAACACGGGTGCGACATCCGCGAGAGCTTCGTAGAAATACGCGCCCTGTAGCCAAGCGTCTTGATTTCTTAGATCCTGCTTGATTTGCGCGGCTTTTCGATAATACTTCACCAAGGTACAATCGTCATTCCAAAACTGGTGATACGTCATACCAATAGCGAGATAGTACGGAAAAACCTTGTAAAACTTATCCGTGTAAGTGAAAAGGGAGGTAGGGGGTTTATCCCCACCCCCTTTGTCATCGGAAGAACGGTCACTTACCAGCCGGTCTTCCAGCTCACGTTTCCCACGTCACCTTCCGGGGACTCAGGCTCATCCAGCAGACTCAGCAGAGGTTCGTTATACATCTCCACCAGAGCGGAGATCAGCTCGTCCTTGTGGTTCAGACGGGCGTAGATGTTGTCGATCACATCACGCTTCACGAACCGATGATGGGCAAGGAACGCACCGGCGAACAGCGCCGGGAGCATGGTCATCGGCTTGCGCTGAACATCGTCAGCCACGAAACCGCTCTTTTCCATCATCTCAACAGACTTGCGGGTGTATTCCAGCGTATAAGTCACGCCGGAAGTGGGGTCATTGATCGTAAGCTGCTTTGCCATGATAAATCCTCCTTATCAATACGGCTGTTGTTGGTGTCTTAGGTTGCGGAGAAGGTGATGGGGGTGGAAGGAGCGATCGTGATGTTCATGTTCACCACTTCGTTCACGCCGCCGCCCACGGGGTACACGGACAGCTCACCGTCAAAGCTGAACTTGCCGTTGGAACCATCGGGAGTGACGGTGCCATCGCTCTCGGTGCCGCCGAACCAAACCGCATAACTCTCCTTCTTACCTTCCAGAGCTTTGAGGGTCTGGAAATCAGACAGAGTGTAGTTGGCGGTAAAGGACAGACCATCGAGAGACTGGATACCGGCGATGTAGGTCTGCATATTGTCGCTCAGGGTGGTGGTTTCCAGCATTTCGGGTTCGCCGCCGAGGTCGGGGAACTCCTTAATGTCGATCAGCTTGCTCCAAGTGCTACCCTCAGCGGCTTTCTTCATGAGGAAGGTCTTAAACGTAGAGATCGCCATAAATAATCATCCTTTCTAATTCAAATATTTGTAAACTTCCAAACATACCCACCCGCTTGTGACTGAATACCCCGACAAGATTTCGAGATACTATAAGCGGGTATTCCTGTAATTTGTTCTGCAATTCTGCCACTGTCGTAAGTGGCAAGAAAAACGCCGTTTGCCGTATATTGACTTACGGCTTTCGATTTAGAAATGCCAATGTTTCGCCGAGTAGCAATAGAGCGTTTCTGTCCAAGATTAGACTCAGCGAGTTTTCTGCGATGGTCTTCGCTGAAATGCCTACCAAAGTTATAATTCCGCTCTCCCATGTGAGATTCACTCTGCTTCTTTCGGGTTGATTCGAGAATCTGTTTAGAAGAACACAAGCCACCACCTTCGGTGTTAAAACCAAAACCAGATTCGGTTGACCGGTATTTCAAAATTAACTGCTGTTCCAACTTACTGGCTTCGTTTTCCGTGAGGTCACAGCCCACAACTTCTTTAACAATCGCTTCCCAGCCGACAGCTCGTATAATTTCCCACAAGGGTTGGCAGAAGCGATAACCATTCCCATGATTCCATCTTTGCTTTACAGGCATAGCGGTAGTTCCGACATACTTTCGACCATCGGGAACAGTCAAAATGTAAACCGAATACATACGCTACCTCCTGTAAAGAGTAGTTCCGTCCGTTTCGGCTTTGTACCGACCCACCAGACGGTAGATTGTTGCGTTCTCCAAATTGGGAACCGGGGAAAGGGAAATGCGCCGGAAGTTCTTGGCATACATGATATCGTCCACGAACTTCATGATCTTACGGCAAACGGACTTCTTTCCGCCTGCCTTGTCGGAGTAGACATTCACCTCGTACATCAGCGTGGCGAACCTCTCCGTATCGCCGCTGTCCATGTGAGCTTCCGTGGTGTAGTTATCCTGCTCCACGAGACTCACATAGGGGAAACGGGAGGGAGCGTTGACATACTCGCCGCTGACCAGAATACCGGGAAACTGCGCTCTCAGGGCTTCCGCAATCGGCGTGTAGATTTGGCTCTCCACATCGATCATGAAAACACCTCCTTCGCAATATCCGTGAGCCGATCTTGCAGCTCCTTTACCGTTTCATACATCGGCATATTGGCGGGATTGCCGTGGGTGATGACCACAAACCCGCCGTTTTTCTTCTCTTTCAGCAACCCGTTCGTGCCGGGTTCGCCGTAATAACCCCAAGACTGTTGCTTGCCGTGACCCTGACCGTACTCACCACGCTTCATACCGAGTTCTCCGGCTTCGGGGTGGTTATCGGGATAGGTCACGCCTGTGCCGAACTCGATGAACAGCGTTGCTCTGCCGGTCGCTACGACCGCTCGGACATTGTTCCCACGAGGTTCTACCGTTACGGAAACATCGTTGGTGCCATCGTAGACAGCCTGCTCGAACTTGGCGGAAGCGATCTCTAAGCCCTCTTGCGCCACCCGCCCAAGAAAAACCGTAGTGCGATCTAAGAGCCAGTTCTTCCAGTCCTCGACCTCTCGCAGCAGACGGTCAATGTCTCTGCCGGAGAGCGTGATTGAAACCTTCTTCACGATACCGTCACCTTGCTTACCGCATAGGAGATAGAATTGAGGGACTTGGCGACCCGCTTGACCATGTAATCGTAGAGCGGTTTCCCGTCCTCGTCATACACAGGCTCCTTGTCGATGAACAGCACGGTATTCTCGTCAATGGGGCAACTCAGGTCATCGGTAACGATCACCTTGTCGTACCCGGCGAAATTGCCGAACTGCTCCACCTGAGCGGAACCGGTCGCCGCCGAGATGTTGGCGTTCATCGCCACGGCAGGCTTGTAGGTCACGATTTCCTCACCAGTTTCGTTTCCGTACTCGTCCTTGGCAGGCACCTTACCGTCATACAGCAGATACCAGAAGGGCGATTTGTTACGGTTCAGCGTCTTCATGCTCAACCTCCCATCACAGAAGCAAAGGGAACAATGTCCCTCAGCAGCGTAGGCGGCACATCACCGTCTTCATAGGAGCGAGAGATACCGTTCTCGCTGTGAGCGGTCTGCCCTTCTGCACCCCGCTTGTTCAGCAGATACACGGCAATTTCTACCTGAATGTGAGCGTACTGGTCAGGAACGGCGGTCACGGTGGGGTCAAACGGGTATGCCTTGCGGCACACCTTGTTTCCGGCGATAGAAAGGTAGGTGGAAAGCGTGTTCTCGTCTGTCTCGCCGGTCATGGCTTTCACCATTTGGAGCTTTTCAGCGTCCGTCATGCTTTCCACCTCCTATCACTCAGCGGGTTCCTCGGTTTTCTTGCGGGTCTTCTTGATAACGGGAATGGGATTTTCCTCGGACAGATTGAACTTGGTGATGATTTCCTCACGGGTGAGGGCTACGGGGTTGTCGAGTGTGTCAACAACCACCGTACCCATCACCACGGAGGTACTTTCCAGTTCACGCCGAGTAATCACC